GAATGGTCTAATAGGATTAAAATATTAGAAGTTAATAATTGGGGAGATCACAAATATACAAAAGTTATTTATAACGATGGAACAATTAAAATTACTGATAGATACATTGATAAAGATCATGAAACACATATACATCCTTCTGATTTATCTTTACAAGAATTAGCAGATTTATATTATAGAAAGGATGCATAATGGTTGGTAAAAAAACAAGTTATGCAAAAGCTAGTTGTTCTACTTTGCCTATGATTAAAGGTATTAGTAAATATATGACTCAAAACGAATGGTTAGATATAGCTATAAAAGCACATAAAGGTATTGATCCAGAACCTTACGATCAAACCGTTATTCAAAGAATGGGTGACGTATTAGAACCTGTTTTATTAGAAGAAGCTGCTAATATGTTAGGTTTAGATTTTGTTAAAACTGATCATGATGAGCCAGTCGAACATCCTGAATTACCCCTTGCAGGATCACTAGACGGAACGGGTGTTGCAAAAGAATTAACTTTTAAGAATGGTCAATACCCGTGGCTTATCATTCCTGAGCAAGACACAATTACATTAGATGGTCCAGGTGTTCTTGAATGTAAATGTACAAGAGATATACCAACAAATGATTTAGAAGAATGGCGCGGTGTATTGCAATCAAAAGGATTAATGGAGTGCACTGGATACAATTGGTGCGCAGTGGTTGTATTGTGGCAATCAACAGATTTTAGGATTTATTTATACAAACGTGATCCTGAATTTAAATATGAATTAAATGATATAGTCAATGATTTTAATCAAAGAGTTGTACAAGGATTATATTATTCACCCGTTACTAGTAATGATGCAAATATAGTTTATAAAAAAGTACAAAAAGATGATATGATATTGCCAGGAGGAACTGATGCTATCATCGAGACAATTATTACAAATAAGAAGATTATTAAAGATCTTGAGAAAACAATTGATGATGCAGAAACAAGACTAAAGACACTTATTGGAGATGCATCAGAAGGTAAAACTAATCAATATACAGTCAAATGGCCAATGATTAATTACAAAGCACAACCTGAAAAAATAACACCTGCAAAAGATAAAAGAAGTGTCAGAGCAAAAACATTAAGGATAAAACAACATGGATTATAAAGAAAAACAAGTCGTTTGGATATCAGCAGACGTACATAAAGAATTAAAAGAATACTGTAAAGAGCATGGATTAAAAATGGTTTATGTAGTAGAACAACTTATTAAGAAAAAACTTAATATTAAATGAAATGGCATGGAGGTAAAGGAAGCAAGCGCAGGCCAGAAGATAAAAAAAAAATAGACGATAATTGGGATAAAATATTTAAAAATGCCAGAAAAAATAAAAAAGTCAACAAAGACAAGAAATAAAATGACAGGTAAGTATTCTGTTGAGCACCATTATGTAAAAAATAAATCAATAGAAGAATTAGAAACATTGGTAAATAATAAATCAACTAAACCTAAAATTAAATTAAAAGCTCTAAAAGAACTTATAAGGAGAAATAAAGTTGGTTAATAGTAGAAATAAAGGAGCCGGCTTTGAAAGAGTTATAGTAAACAAAATTAATACTATACTTGAATCTAAAGGATTAGAAGACAGAGTAAAGAGAAATTTAGATCAATATCAAACAAAAGGTATGGCAGATATTTATTGGAACAAATTTGCTATAGAGTGCAAAAGATATAAAAATAACGGTAAACAAAATATTTACAAGAATGAATGGTGGCAACAGGCTGTCAATAGCGCTGGGGATAACTTAATACCTATATTAATCTATAAGTTTGATAGAAAAAGTATTATGTGCGTTGCGCCTTTATTTTTATTTAATGAATTTGATCAACCAAACTGGGAATGTGTGTATATGTGTCCATTATCAGATTTATGTGAAAAGTTAGATGAAATCTTACAAAAAGCAGATGGATTTAAATAGTTATCTGTTTGATCAAGATTTTGACGAGTTTTGTAGGCAAGCCTATGAAAGAATTCAAATTGCTTGTGATGTCTTTGGCATCGTAAATGATGAGGATTATTATAGTTTTAAGGAGCGTAATTATACGAAACTTGAAACTGATTATTTAAACTGTATTGATAAAACAATACATTAACGGAGTATATTATGGACATTTTAGGTCTTAACAGCGGAGCTTCTGATTCGCTATATATAAAACACAGTAGCAAAGATAAAACCTGGGTAACAGCAGATGGTGAAATACAATTAGTACATTTATTAATTGATCCATCTACAATACAAACAGGTTGGGGAATGTATGATGGTCTTTACAATTTTACATGGGATGAAAAGCCTGGCGTAAAAGGTGTACAACCAGGACCAGATAAAAAAAGAGCATTAAGTGTAAGCATGTATATTCCAGATGTAGGAACAAGGCTTTGGCAGCGTTTTACATGGGGAGAAGGCGAAGGCTTTAATAATATGTGTTCAACATTTTGGAATGATATAGGTAAAAATCCAGGTAAAGTACCTCACTTACAATATACAGGAAGTAAAGTACAAGAATTCAAAGTTGGATCTTCATCAATACCTGAATTTACTTTTGTAAAATGGGCCGATAAGCCAGCTGATTTTAATGCTGTGCCTCCTAAGGCGCCATCAGAAGGTTTTAATTTTAGTGATAATACAAATACATTAGATAATAAAACCCCTGAGTCAGGTGACCCTAGGTTTGATCCTAGTGCAAAAACATTAACTGAAGACGATTTACCATTTTAAATAATGAACGAAGTTGACTTTATACAGTTAGCTCCGCAAATCGGTAAACAGTTATTAGGTAATCCTACTAAAGAAACTAGTAATGAAATAAGATGGGGCACTCACGGAAGTTGGTGCCTTAATCTTGAAACAGGATTATTCTATAGTTTTGAAGAAAGCGATGGAGGAGGAGTTATTTGGCTAATAGATCATTTTGGCCAAGATCGCGACGTTATTTTAAATACACAGAAACCTGTCATGGATTACATTAAACCTACAAAAACACATCAATCATTTACATCAGAACAAATGAAACAGTTTGCAGTTGATTCTGTAGTTTTTACTAAATATTCAGATGACTTTGTTGTAATGAGGTTTCCTGAGAATTATAAAATAAAACAAAAATATGCACCATTTACAAAAGAAAACAATGTTTGGTATGCAAAACGTCCTAATGATTTAATGCCTATTTACCTTACTGAAGGTAGTGGTGCAGTATTAATTAACGAAGGAGAAAAAGCAGCTAAAGGAGCACTAGAATTGTATGATGGCCCAGTTTGTTGTTGGCATGGTGGTGTTAATTCTTGGAAAAAATCTGATTGGTCTGTTATTAAAGGTAAAGATGTAATTATTTGGCCTGATAATGATGAAGCAGGAACTAAATGCGCTAAAGAATTAAGTGAATATTTAATTAAACAAAAATGTAAAGTTAGTATCGCAGAGATACCATCAAATTTTAATGAAAAAGATGATTTATTTGATGCGTATGAGCGTAAAGATTTTGATAAAGATAGTTTTAATAATTACATATCTACGGCTACACGAGAAGCTCGCAGAGGAACTCTTGTACTTAGACAGATAAGTGATCTTATAACTAACATTAAAGAGCCAGAGTGGATTATAGAAGATATTCTAGAAAAAGAATCAGTTGTAGACATATATGGAGCACCTAAAAGCGGTAAGTCATTCATAGCTATTGATATGGCTCTATGTTCTAGTTTAGGAATTGAATGGCATAAACATAAATGTAAACAAAGCCCAGTAATATATCTAGCAGGTGAAGGTCAAAGAGGTATAGCAAGACGTGTGCAAGCATGGGAACATTATTACCATCATGATTTACATGCATCTCAATTATTTATATCAGATCGTGGCGTTAGGTTTTTAGATGAACAAGATCACACGCAGCTTAAAGAACATATACAAGATGTAGCAGAACAATTCGGCGATATAGGAACAATATATGTAGATACTTTAGCTCGTAACTTTGGTGGAGGTAATGAAAATAGCACTGAAGATATGAATAAATTTATCGAAAGAGTAGATGATCTAAAGCAAACATTTAAATCATGTAT